ATGCTATTTTTTGTACGACCTTGAAAGCTGCCATTTTTTATAATCAACCGTGATAGTGTTATTTATGATTCCTCTTCTGTGGAGTCATTTTCTGAATCTTCAATTGTAGGATCAAACATTTTTGCAGCAATATCTGGTCTCTGAGTGTTAATTCTCTCAGCAGCCTTTGCATACAATGTGTCTTTGATCGAATCAGATATATCCGCTGCGGATTTATCTGTTGCAATCATGTCAAGTAATTCATCCATATTTAATATTATGTTAAGATATCTTGATTATTTATATCTCCGCAGACTTAACATCTTTTTGAAACTGAGCATCAGTTACTGCAGCATCAGTTTCTAAATCTGGTTCAGTAGGAACTGCTCCCAAATCTCCACCACCTTCAAGTGGTTGTCCAGTAATTGGATCTATTGCATTTGGATCAGGAATTACACCATCTTTAATTTCTTTCTTAATTAATTCGTCTTGCTCTTCAATCTCTTGATCTGTCTGACGAAGAACCTTTGTACGAACATAATGATTAGAAAAATACTTACCAATATAAGGTTCAATTGTTGCTAATGTTCCGAGTCTTTCGTTCATCAATTCAGATTCTTTTAACTCTGCAAATTGATTATCATATAAGAAATCATATTGAATGTGATCACTTAGAGAATCCCAATCTTCTGGTGTGATTATATTCTTTAATATTAATTGTGTTTTAAGTAAATTATTGAATAGATTTGAAAATCTCTTTCTCAATCTTCCTACAAATT